CCGGTCGTCGGCCTCCGAATGAGCTTCGTGCGATAACTCGCCGCCGAAGGCCCGGAAACCGTTAGCTTTAGCGGCCACTCGACGTCACCCGGAACGCACTGTGACAGGTCCAGTGTGAGCTTCACACGGTCGCGCGCTCTCACGACGCCAGTGGCATCGTCGGAAATCGCTACGGTGATTAGTTTCTCTCCGATGTATGACGGGGAGAGCTCGTCTTCGGCCGGCATTACGTGGCAGGTTGCACGTCGATATGCGCGAAGACTGCCCCACCCCGTGGACGACGCACGTAGACCAGGTAGTGACCTTGTCTCTCGGGCACAAACAGCTGGGTGGATGACTGCCCGGTTGCAGAATAGAAGTTGACAGGGTAGGGGTGCGGAGCCTCGGCTGACTGCGCAACGAACAGCCTCCCGTCGAGCGCCGAGTCAGGCACGTCTTCGACGCCGTTGATTCGCACCTTGAGAGCAATCTCGACACCGACCGTTCCAAGCAGGCGCAGCATCGTGCGGCCCGTGTACGGGTTGAGTCGCGATGCACGGCGAGAGTCCAGATCGTTCCACTGCACAACCTGGACGCCCGATACTGATAGGTCGAAGGAAGGCATATTAGTAAGCTGACATCACCGGGCGGTAGAAGGCGGCGCCTTGCGATGGCCAATACGCCCAAACCAGCTTTGCTGACCGATTGGTGCCAACTACGGTTCCGACTGTTGTTTCGGTAGTGACAACATCAAGCGAGCGAGTGTTGTCGTCGTTGGCAATGATGTACGTGGCGCCAAGCCTGTCGTAGCCTTGAGGCGGGTCAAGAAACAGCGTTATCCCAGCCGTGCTAATTGACTCGACGAAGTATATACCTGGCCTCGTCAGTGTTCGGTTCTCCGTGAGAATCAAGGTCTCTGTATGCGGTCTAACATCTGCACCGCTGGCTATCAGATGCCCGCCTAGGTGGCCGTGGATAACAAGGTTGCCTCTCAGCGTATGCTCCGAGCCTTCGCTGAAGTTTGGACACTTCAGCACGCACTCTTGCAAATGGGTCAACTGCGTTGATAGGAGCTTCTGCCTGGCAGCCCATCCGCCTACTTTTGCCGGTAGAAAATTAGCCATCGTCGTCCAATACCGTTAGATCCAAGGGTGAAACATCCAGAGTGAACTCGAGCGCAGTGGCGATCTCGAAGTCAAACCACGACGGCAACGCTGTTCGAATGAGCTTCGTCGCAAGTGACATAGCGCGCACGTCGCGCGTCTCGGTTACCTCCTCGTTCTCGACGTCGAGGGGCACAACCAGATTGTATCGCGTCGTTGGCCCAGCAAGCGGGCTCGAGCCTTCCCATACGGGAACCTCGCGGTCTGACCCAAACCATCGACCGTCAAGCGACGTTGTTGTCGTGCCTTCGTCGGGCATAACCACCGAAAGACGCTCATCAATTCGCTTCAGGTTGCTGTTCATATCCGGCACTGACGCCGACGCCTTCGCCGTCCAAAGCGCGACTACGTTTTCGCAGCGCTGTGCTTCGCTCGACTCTACCTCGGGCACCAGCCCAAGCACTCGCTCGTAGTAGCGTAACGTGTCCTGCGCGAGGTGAGGGTAGGCGTTGTTGATGCTGCGCCGAAGCGAAGACGAAGCCGTCGCAACACCCAGCGCCAACGAGCGGCGCCAAAGCCCATCGATGCCAGAGTCATCGGCGGCAGAGCCGCCGATGCCTTCAGCGGAGCGCAGGACCGCATAGGCCTTGTTTGGCTCGTCTGGCCCTCCGCCTACCCGTATCGGCACGAACATCAGAGCACCTCGAGCCAGAATCGGCAGTCCACGAACGTGACGTCTTCGGGTGTAGGCTGCTGAAAAAGGAACACTTCCACCACGTTACCGGTGATGATGCACTCGGACCTGATTCCTGTTTGCGCAGGGTAAACACGCGCCGCAATCGGCTCGAAGTCGCGAGTGACGCCGTCTTCGTCCTGATACGTAGAGGCAAACGTGTAGGAGTATATCCCTGCCTGGGCGCGCACCAACGTCGGGTGCGACTGCTTATGGTCGACGTTCCAAGCCTCCTCTTGGTGCAGGATTTGAAACGTCGACAGTGTGTCGTTCCAGACGGCCACCAGCGACGCCCGCGGCACAATGAGCCCTGAGCCGATAGCGACGTGCTCCAGCAGATTCAGCCGCTTCGCGCCGGACTCAATTCGCGGGTTCTCGACGGGCCTATGGTCTTGCAGTTTTGGGCCGAGGAACGACCGTAGAACACGAACCGGAAAGCCACTCATAGCGGGTAAACTCCAACCGTCCCGAGGACGAGCATGCTTGGCCCTGATATCGGATCGCTTGGGATATCAGGCTCGTAGGTGGTGACGTTCTGCAGAACTCCGCGCGATGCCGTCTCCGACAGCGCGTCGAGGACGTAGGTCACAATGTCTTCACCGATGTGGCTAGGGAACATCTCGCGACGCTCGGGGAACCTCTGACACCTTCCAGAGCGCTCGTGGACCAGCGTGAACAGCTCAGCTGGGCCGCGTTCATCGAAGTACACCATTAGCGCTTGGCTAATGAGGTCGCTCATGAATCCAGAGACATATGGGCTGATAACGACGGACGTGCTTCGAAGGCCAGCAGGGACAGACGTTGCAAACGTCAGTGTGTAGTCGTTTGCGCTCGTGTGCGTAACAGACTGGACGCCGCTAATCTTTTGCCACTTGGAATAGGCAACGTCCCAATACATCATCTTCGGGATGCTTCCTTCTCCGCTAAGCGTCGCTCCAGCGTCACTGCCGGGAAGCGTCACAGATCCCGGGGCGCGAATATGCAGCTCAGTCGCGGTCCACGACAGTATGCTCACGCGGCCGCCGTTGCTGCAGAGAGGGAAGGGGATTGCGTCGTAGAAGCCATCTCTTGACCCAACCTGCAAGTCAACGCGCAAGTCTATGTTGGTTGATTCAGCTACGGGAGGGCAGATCACGATACGCGGAGGCGCTGGGTTATCCGGGGAGCCCGGTGGCACCATGCGCGCGGTTATAGCTGCAATGAGCGCGTTGCCCGGGATCCGAGCCGTCGGCGAGCGATTGGTCTTCCCTCGCTTCTGCGTCGGGACAAACATCGCAGACCCTGCGCCAAACGGGCACTGGTAGATGAACACGTCTTCGACTGCGTTCGAGACGCGCCTTGCGATGGCTCGCTGCTGAGCGTCGTTGCCTCCGCCCTGCTTGTGGCGAATGGCACTAATCATCCGCGAAGCCCGCGCCGCGTCGCTCTCGGGATCGGTACCTCCCGTCCAGTCCTCCGCGACAGTCGCCGTCGGAGCCATGTTTGGATCGCGCTCGGCGAAGAAGATCTCGTCGTCAGCCGGCAAATCCGTCTCAGACCCGGTATCCGTCGCAATCATCGTCACAATAATGGATCCAGAGGAGCCAATTTCTCCACCGCTCCAAACCTGCACGCGGACGCCTTTTGACGAGCGCCCCCAGTATGCCGATGGATCGTTTAGCAGCGTCGAGCCAACAACAAGAGTGCCTGGTGCGCCGGTAATAAGAACCGGACCGTAGCCACCGGTAGCAGGCAGACGTCCCTCGGGATCCCATAGCGGGGCGTGAAGCTCATCGAGCGACTTCGTGCATGCGCGGTCGATGCGGATCTGGTCGTTGTGCCACAGCGCATTTCGCTGCACGCCCTGGCCGTAGTCGTCGATCGCTGATGCTTGGCGGTACCACCGTGTTCCGGGACCAGTTGCGCGAGCAACTTCGTCCTCGGTGAATAGCACGCCTGTTTCGGGATTGATGCGACGCAGCAGCCCGGCGCGAAAGTAGTCAAGAATCACATCACGAACGTGACCGCGCGGCTGAGTCTGAAACTCTGGATCTGGATTGACTGACAGCATTGTTTCCCTCTTTTCACAGCGGAACGCGAAGCGGTTCCTCCGCTCCCGTAGCTAGGTTGCGGTAACGCACATGCAGCGTCGCACCGTCGTTCTCGACGACAGCAGACACGCTAAGCAACTCGATGTGCCGCTCAGCAATCAGGCGACGCCACGCCCAGGCAACCTCTGACGCGAGCAGCGTTTCGGTTGCGTCGACGATCTGGTCTATCTCGTGCAGACGATTGCCGTCGTCTCGCACAGCGGAGCCGCTGCGAAACCGCACGCGAAGCGCTTCGATTGCCGCGGCGTCAACCGGGTCGACGCCGCTTGCAATCGATAGGTACTCGCCAGTCGCAGGGTCGATCTTATCGGCGAGGAAGATGCCGCACGGCGTTATCGGCTCGACGGATTCCGTCGGCACGTACCCAACCGGGTAGACTCCAGCCGGTACTACGGTTGCGGCCATAGCCGCAAACTTGCCCGGCTATGGCCCGCTTACTGCCCCACCCAGGCCGCCCACGGCTCACACGACTCGCAGTGATTGCGCTCGCACGTGGTGCTTATGATCCATGTGTGGCCGCTGGTGATCTTGCTGGCGCCAGGCAGGACTGTAACTCTGTCGTCGCCATACGCTGCCCGGCACCATACCCGCCCATCCTCAGCAATTGTGACCACCGAGGTGCATTCCGGAAACGGAGCCATAGCAGCAGCCTGAGAGAGGCTGTCGTATCCAACGCCTGCATAGCTAACAACGAAGACGTTCGTCTCGCAGAACGTCTCTGTCTTCGCTTCTGGATCTGGCGTTCCGTAGCAGTACCCGTCGTCGCGGTACTTGACGTTGACCCACGGCATATCGAGGATGCGCTTGTCGCAAATCCGCTTCGGCTCCGTCTGAGAGCCAACCGACGCCCCGCCCGTGGCCGAGCTGCCGCCGAAGGCGAGCGATCCGCCAGCCGCAGAGGTCGCACTGCTACCGCCCGAAGTCGAGCCGCCCATGGCCGCGCTGGAGCCTCCGCTTTCCGTCGATGCGCCAGCGGAGCCGCCTTCAGGCGCGCTTGCCCCCGCCGAGCTCACAGAGCTGCCAGCCGAGCCACCAGAGGCCGACGATGCCGCGGAGCTTCCGCCAGCTGCCGAGCTTCCACCTGGCGTCGACAATGACCGCGAGGAATCCGCCGAAGACCCGCCGCTAGCTCGCGAAGACTCCTCGACCGAGGAGTCGCCAGCCGCTCCGGCAGAGCTCTCGCCCTGCGAATCCTCCGCAGCAGAGGAGCAGCCAGACAGCAGTACGACGAGAGCCAATCCCAATAGGCGCATCAGAAAAGCGTACGGCTGACCCAGACTCAGTCAAGCAACCCGCGTACCGATTGCCGTATTTCGCCTCGCATTACGCGCACTTGGTGACGGTCGTTGTGGCAGCCGCAAGCCCGGCTGCTGCCGTGTTGAGAATCGTGCCTAGCGACGAGCCTGTCAGCGGAGTCGCAGCGGTAGCATTCACGGCAGACGCGAGAGCGTTCCACCACGTCACGAGCTCAGGGTGCGTCACCACGGATCTCGCCGTGGCCCCGCCAACCTGGACACCCGTGGCGCTTAGCGTCACGCCTATCCCTGCTGAGTGCTCAAGCTTGACGGTCCCGGCTCCAACCGGGTCGAGCGTCAGCGCGTGACTTCCGGATCCGCATGGCGTGCGCAGGGCAACGAGCGACTTGTCTCCAACGGTGTCCTCGATAGCGAGATGCCCTCCGCCGTAGCCCACCAGAGCAACCGTTCCCGGCTTCGTCGCGGGCATCGCTAGGTTGATTCGCAGGTCACGCCACGCAAACGGCGTGAACCTATCGCCGTGCCTCACGGCTAGAGCCTCGGCGCCTACCGTGTACTTTTGCCCGTCTTTGCCAACAACTGAACCAGACTTGCGCGGGCGGAAGATGAGCCCCGGCGCCCCGAAGGCGTCCTCGTCTTGCGCGGTCTCTCCGTCGACTGTGCCGTTGCCGCAGACCGTGACAGCGTTCAGCGGAGCCGTGACGTTTGACGAGACAACCTCGAGGGTTGAGATTGAAAGGTTACCAAACAGGGTAGGGTCTAGCCTTGGCATTAGAGCAACCACACTCCCTTCGCTGCAGCCGTGATCCTTGCCGTGTGCCCCTGCGAGACGTCGCCAGTGCAGACGGTTCGCCAAATATAGTACGGCGCAGAAACCGGCGCGACGGTATCGATGCAAAGGTCAACAACCGTGTCCACGGTATACGGCACAAGTCTGGAGCTGTAACGGTGGCACCAGCTCCCTACCGTGATGTCCCACGAGTCGCGCGTCAGCGAGCGCATCGCCATCTCACGCTTGGCCCTGGCCTGCGCGAGCGCGATAGACGTCACGCTTTCGTCGATAATGAACGTTCGCCTTCGAAGCACGGGAACCGCAGCGAGGAGCGTTGGATCTGTTGCCGATGCCTTGACCCTCGCGCGCATGTAGTCGCGCCCTCCTCCTTGCCCGTAGACGAACAGCTCGCCAGGGACAGCCTCGTAGTCCTCGGTCCTCCGGGCGTCGAGGACGTTGTTTCCTCGAGGCGTAGACCGCAGGCATCGAAGCATGTAGCTCGCAGCCTGTGAGTCGTTGGGACGGAACACGACGATCTTGCCGTCTGGTCCGTCGCGATGCATCAGGCTGAATCTTCGAAGGTGGCGGTCAACGAACGAGTAGACGGTTTCCGGTGGCTGCACTCTCGCGTCCTGCTCGGTGATTTGCGAGAGATTCACCTTCGCGCCCGTGTTGCCGCCTTGCCCTGTGATGAGGTTGCGCGCAACGTCAGCGTTGAATTCAAAGTCTGCCTCAGTCGCTCCAACGGACGCGTATGCCTGCAGCAACACGTCTTTCAGCGTCGCCTTTTTGACGTTGACGGGATCGCACGACGTGAACGCGGCATCGGCAACCAGCGTGCGCACAGTGCACTGCACCGTTGCACCAGCTTGCGAATTGAGCGGCATGCCACGGTTGAGCAGTCGCCCCTTGATAACAGGCTTGCCGTTGAGCGTAATTCGAAACCTTCGCCCAATGGCAATGGCATCGCGTAGCGCAGCAAACGTGCCGTTGTCGCCCATCTCGATCCTGGCCTCTGACGGTGCAGTCAGATCGGTGGTTATCTCGTATGTCGTCGGGCGGTCGATGCGCACCGGCGGCCCTTTGCCGCCAACGCTCTCGATAACCACCACCTCATCGCGATTGGTCGCCATTAGAACACCGGGACTACGATGGGGGTTCCCGCGGGGATGTAGTTTGGATCTGGCAGGTTCTTGTTGAGCGCCAGTAGCTCATCAACGTCCTCATCCCAGTATGCAGCGAGCTCCCAGATTGAGAGCGCATACTCTGTGAACTTGGTCAGCGTTCGCGGTCGATTCGCTCGTGCCTCAGGAGCAGCGCTTTCGGCGATAGCGCGGAGCTCTCGCACCGCAGTATGCACAGCCGCACCGGCTGGGTGCGCAAGCTGGTCGCGTCCCGGAACGCGAGACGTGAACGACGTGATGATTGAGTCGCAACAACGAGCAAGGCGCGTCGCCTTCTGCAGCACGTCGTCTCGATACTGCGCTGGCATCGAGAGCACTTCCTCGAGCTGCGAGGCCAAGGTCGTCAGCTGCTCCCACGAGAAATCCCAGCAGCCTTGGCGCTCCGCTTCGAATACCGCTTTCTGCACGGCCCCACTGATAGACACGGCGACGCCGAGCCCGGTCGAAGGCATCGCGAGCTTGTTCTCGTTGTCCTCGAGCCAGGTAACGAGCAGCGTTTCTCCGTTGAGCTGATCTGTCGTTGCTACGCGGCGCCAGTCAGCCGCCTTGCATCTGATGTTTCTGCGCCATGGCAGGTGTAGCGTTCCGGTTTTGCGGAGCCGAAACGTCTCGATGATTTTCTCAAGTCTGTCGGGGTAGAGCCGCGGACTGTCGCCCAGGTCAGGGTCGTGCCGGTGGAGCTCGTTGAAGAAGGGGCTTGCCGTCGACCACTCGTCGCCCTTGCATCCCGTGTCGTCGAGCTGCCTGCCGTCAACGAACGGGACTTCGCGCGCTGCAATTCGCACACCGCCCGAGCCCTCAACACGGTCCCAAACGGGCAGGATTATCGCGGGCCTTCCGTCTACGGCGAAGCTCGCCGGCTTGCATTTGCCCCACACGTCAAGATCGTCTGCCATGTCTTACTCCCAGCCTGCCGCGCCCTTTGCCGGCGGAGGCAGTCCGTTGGACGACGCGGTTGCACCGAAGCGGTCGAGCACGCGCGTCACCTTGTCGGCGGTTGCCGCCAGTCGATCCATTGACTGCCCAGCACGCGTTCCGCCTTCGGAGCTGCGTGCCAGTGACTCCTCGAGATCGGCAATAACGCGCTTGTTCACGGCTCGCGCGTTGGCGTTCATTTCGCCAGCGGTCTTCACGTCTCCGCCGGTGACGACGTTGGCAATCCCACCAAAGAAAGACTCGACCATGCCGGGCCCTTTCTCGAGTTCCTTCTGTTGCCGTCGCGCCTCCTCGAGCGCACGGATCTTGCCAGCTCGATCCCCGGTTTCAGCCACGGCCATGCCAACAGCGTTCGAGTTCTCGGCGTCGTTGCGCTTCTTTTGGCTGTCGCCCATCGTCGCGTCGATTAGCGCCTTGCCCATCTCGTAGGCCATGACAGCGGCAGCGGCCACGCCGAAGGCTTGCCCGGCAATGCGCGCGACGTTGGCGAACTTGCCGCCTTTGACGTCAACCTCGACAGTCTCTTGCCCGATGCGCCTGTTGAAGTCGTCAAACACTCCGCGTTTTACGGTCTTCTTGGTTCTGCCGACCTCTTCGGTCAGCTTCTCCGCAAGGCCCTTCAGCGCAGCAGAGCTGCCCGCTCCAACGAAGCTGGTAGCGCCCGCTAGCGCCGCCCTTCCGCCAACCAGCGTCGCGCCGGCTAGCAGCGGATGGTCCACGGTCATCGAGATGACCTTCGCCAGGCCTTCAGCAAACTGCGGCAGCTTTTTGGCCAGTTCCGACATTGCGGCCATCGTCTTCGGATCGGTAAAAGCGCGCTGAAACTCTTCCTGCGCTTGGGCAAGCTTCGTGCTGATGCTGTTTTGGTTGTCAGCTGCGCGATCCTGTATCGCCACCCACGATTGCGTCGTCTGCCCCATTCTGGCGATGTTTGCCTCGAAGGCGCGAGTGGCCTCCTCGGTTGCTGTCTTCGTTGATGCTCCCGCGTCTTTAGCCGTCTCGAATGCCTCGATGAACGGCGCAGAAAGAGCCATGAACGCCGAGCGCTCTTCGCGTCCAGTGAATTCCTCTTCGGTAGCCGTTCGCAGAAACTGCGACAGCTTTCCTTTCTTCGCGGCCTCTGTCAGTAGCATCTGGACGCGCTTGAACGCGTCGGGCTGGTCCACGAAATCATCAAAGAACTTCTTGCCTTGGAAGCCGCCGGCTTCCGCGAGCCCCTTCACGACAGGCATCTGGCGCACCTTCTCGGTGAGCTGATCCATGCCGGTTAGCACCTCGCTAATGCTTTGGTTCACTGACGGAGCTACGGCTGCCGCCAGACCTAGCGACTTCCTGAAGCCGTCAACACCGGTGAGGGCAGCGGATTGCGCAATCGAGCCGAGCTCGTCAAGATCTTCAGCGAGCTCTTCGAAGCGGATCTTGCCGCCCTTGGTGGCCTCGAATATCTGCAGGAGCGCCTCGCGCACCTGACCCATGTCGCTGATGCCCCACTTCTTGTGCAGGACACCAACGATATTGGCGAGCTCAGCGCCCGAGCGCTTCGTCCCGTTCATCGCCTCGCCAACGACAGCGAGCGCCTTTGCTGAGTACTCGACGTTTCCGGACTTCTCTCGCAGTGTGTCGAATACCTCGGCCATCTCCGCGCTGCTTCGCTTCGCGGCGTCGGCGGCTGGCTCGATCATCTTCTGGACGTCTTGCCACTTCGTCGCCTGTCCCGTGGCTTGCTCGACGGCGAACGAGATGCGTCGATAGGTGTCCTCGAGGCTTGCCGCTCCGTGCGCGCCTGCCGCTACCGAGAAGCCTCCGGCGATTCCGATGGCTGCCTCAGCGAGCGACTTGGCTTGCCCAACGCTCTCTTTGAGCGACTCGCGGGTCTTGCTGAGAGCGGCAACAGTCGGCTCCTTCAGGGCAGAGGCCAGCTTTTTGCCTACCTCTTGCCCCTCCTTGGCTATCTGCTGCAGCCCGCCGATAAACGACGCGTTGCTCAGTAGCAGTCGAACTCTTGCAGCTCTCTCGGTCACTCGTCGTCACCTCGTGCGGATGGGTCGATTAGGATGCGTGCGAGCTCGCCGTCGGTGAGCGTTCCGGCGTCGATATCCCGTGTGATTGCAGCCAAGCAACACCCATCGGAGAGCGTAGAGCTTGGTTGGCCATAAAAACTATGCAGCTGGGTTGCTCGTGCCCAGCGATATCTGTCAAAGGGCCAAGGTGGCCTCGCATTGCCACCTTGTGCGTGATGCGCCAAACCTCGTCCGCGGTCATCTCCTGCTGTCGCGGATCGATGATTGTGCGCAGCGCCTGGATTCTTCCTAGGAGGTCAAGAAGGCTTGCTTCGTCGTACTGCGTCGCAAGTTCCTCCTTGGTGCAGAATTGCGCGTAGGGCTTGCTGTCGCATCGAATCGAGTGCTCGAGAATGCAGAGTTGCTCAAGCTCGTCGAACTGGTCCTTGTCGCGATCCTCATCGAGACCGAGCTGTTTGGCCCATGCGCGACATGTCACGCGCGACTCAATCAGCTGCAACTTCCGCGGAATTCGCACGCGCACGTCGACGGATTCGAGTGACCCGCTGGGTGAGCGTCTGCGGATTTGGTCGCGAAACAACAGGTGGCCGTCATTGTGAGTGACCACCTCGAGCTCTTCCCATGTGCGGTTCCCGAGCTCTTTGATCGGTTCGTCTTTCTTCATGTTCCCTCATAAAAGACAGGGCCCAGTCCGGTGTGAGAGGGATGAAACACCGAACCGGGCCCTGGCAATAATCATGTTGTTACTTTGCGAACTGGTGTGATCCTATCAGTTCGACAGAGAAGTCGACGGGGCCGTCGTCGTTGCTCGTGAAGTTGAGGTTGTCCAATGTCCCCGTGATGACGACCACGCGTCCACCGGGAAGCTTCAGTCGTCCCTCGATGACCTTCTGCGTGTCGTAGTTTCCGAGGTAGTCTCGCTCGAAGCCTGCGGGCGACATCTTGCTCTTGAAGGTGAGCTTTGCCGAGTTCTTTCCACGGAAGTTTCCAGATGGCTTGCCTTTGCCTCGGAACGTGTGCACGGGTTGCACGTTCGCTCCAAGCGCCAATCCGACGTCGTAGATGTCCTGTAGCTCGCCGCCTTCCAGCGCGAACTTTGCTCGCTTGTAGTTCTCGTATTTGGAGGACATCTAATTACCCGTCCTTTGCGATGTAGACGCCGAGCTTGGCGAGGTTCTTGGTCGGCTTCACAGGGATGAAGATGTCGACCTGTGTTTCGTCCGTGTCGTTCACGCGCACAATGACTTCGCCGTTTGCGACCTTCTCCAGGAAGTGCGCGCCCTGCAAGATCCCCTTCGGGATCCAGAAGCCAACCGTGCGAGCGATAATCGACGAGCGGATGTCCTTCTCTTCGACGACGCCCTCAGGTAGATCGCCTTCTTCGCCTTCCGAGTCGCGAGCGACCTTCACTCCGGCATAGAGCGTCGGCAGGTACGCTCGCAAATCCTTGGCGTACTGATAGACCGCATCAATCTCGTTGCAGTCAGTGGGCAGCACCTGCGCGCCTTCAGGCGTCTGGCTGTAGGTGGTGACCGCGCGAATGAGCCTGCATTCGCCGTAGGCGTTGTAGCCCACAAGCGAGACTCCACTCAGTAGCGCCGCGTCGCTCTCGGCCGTGTCAGGCGTGTCGCCTAGCGGGTCCTGCGAGCCAACAATCAGGTTGGTGTATTGGGTGCCGATGCGGTTAGCTGAGATCTTCAGCTGGATTTGCATCGCGCGATCGCCGAGCTCTTCGCCTAGGATTTCAGAGGGCATGGAGCTTGCGTTCTGCGCGTTGAGGATCTCGAGCGTCTGCGTGTTGCGTGCGACAGCGCTGACGGCTACCGCTGTCCGCAACCCTGTGTGCACCACGAGGCCTTGCTGCAGTTTCGCCTCTGGTCCCGAGTCGAGCCCGTCCATGTGCGTCTCGAGGCGGGCGACGTTTCCGGTGGTCGACTCCGCATCGGCGTTCGACAGGCAGAGCCCTATAATGTCGTACTCTTCGCCGTTTATCGCTGCCAGAGCCTCGGTGAAGTCAGGTTCTGTGGCGCCACCAGATAGCGCGTCAACGCTGGCAGCAATCGTTCCGCCGGCTCCGTCGAGCAGTTCAAAACTGACCTCTACGTCGTTGCCAATTGGTCCGGTTACCTTGGAGGTGAGCAGTACACGGCTCGGAGTCGACGCGTGGCTTGGGGTTACCGCAAGCCTTCGCGTGTACCTGCCGATATAGGTTACGGAGCGCGCGTGGAAGTCCGTCGCGGTTTCGCCGACATTCCAAGGCACATCAATAACGACGCCGTGGATCTTGTAGCGCCCGGTGTAGCCGACGGTTGGAGTGCCAGAGACCTGGAACGCACCACTCGCCGCTTGCCCTTCGCTGGGCGTTGGGCTCAAGACGTCGACGCGAGCATTTGGCCATCGACGCCGAAGGCTGCGATACGCGAGAGTTACGGGGTTGCCGATTCCGTGGCTTCGCTCGACATCCTGCTCTGACAGGACCTCGCGCTTTCGATTCGCCACGATGTCGCCCGTGGACGACTTTTGCCCGAGGATTGCCACACGAATCGGCTGCGAGCCTGCGGCAACTGACTTGGGAGTTAGGTCAACCGTCAACCAGAACCCAGGGGTGGGGCTCGTTGGCGGAGCAGCTAGCGGGAGTGTCACGACGTCGCCTCCTCCGCCGGGTCGGCGGCATTGTGTTCGTCAGCAACCTGGGCCTCTGCCTGAGTCTGAGCTTCGTCAGCAGCGCACTGCGCCTTCCACTCGGCTACGGTGCACTGAACGAGTTCGCCGTTTCGCAAATGCATCCCCAAAACCCGCACGTGCCTTCGCACGTAGTCAGCGGGAAGTGGGATAATGCGCGAGCTCCAGACGAAGGGAGAATCTCCGGATGCCTTCTGCTCGGCGCTCAGCGTGCGACGCTCAGCACCGATCCACGTACCAGTGCCGTATCGCGGCACCGCGTGCCCCGGAACAGCTCTGACAAACATCGCAAACTCGGCTGCCATCCCCGCAAGGCTAGAGGCGCACGCCCAGGCGTTCTGCCCCACCCAGGGTCACGGCATCGAGAAGCGCGCGTCGGTTACCGGCGGAGCCGTGAGGCTTGTCCTTCGCCATTCGCGGAACGTGCGCTCGTTCTGCCGCTCGAGAACAAACCAGGTCGTGAACCGCACGATGTCAACGTAGGCCCTGTCGGTGACGGAAACCGGGCGGGCGTCATTGATTTTCACGCCATTGGGCGTGCTGATTGTAAGGCCGCGGAATTCCTTACAGTCGCTCAGCTGTTCAATAACCCTGTCGCGCAGCACGTCGCCTTCGCGCCTGCGCCTGTCCGCAGAGTCGATTCGCGACGATATGAGAAACAGGCCCCACTCGTGACAGTAGATGCGCTTGCCACGCCCAACGCGCGTCGCGTCAGATCCGAGCGACGGGGAAACTGAGCCGTCGCCAGGCGTTGTCGCCGCCCACGACAGCACAGCGGCAGGGTATTCGCCAAGCTTTGCCGCGAAGAACGACTGCTGGTCGAGCTTCGAGCCGATGTCCTTGAATACTCTCACCTGGCGCAACGTGCCGAACTCATCGAGACGCGTGCCCCCAGATAGGCGAGTGGCAACGGTAGCCGTTGGCGACACCCCAGCGTCTGGCTCATCGAACCGCAGTAGCGTGCCACTTGGCAAGTTGACGTGCGCGCCGCCTTGCAGGCTGGTCACTGTGACCTCGGCTCCGTTCGGAGTTAGCGCCCAGTCCCCCGAGCTATTTGCCGGGTTTTTCTCCACCTTCACGCAACACGACTCGGCCTCACTGCCGTCGAGTACAGGGCACAAGATTGAGCCTGGATGAAGCGTAGCGGTATCCGCTGTCGAGCGAACAGCGATTGTCCCGCTCGAGAACGAGCCCTGAAGCGGCTGTAGAAGCGCCTGGATCGCACGTGATAGGTATTCGGTGCTCATGTCACTGCTCCCAGTACAATCTCCAGGATGTCCGCCTGCGCTTCGTCCCAGATTGTTTTTGACGCCTCAAGATCAAACGGGTCGCGGCGCGGCATGTTCTCGGTCCCGTTGGAGTGGAATATAGCGTAGGAGACGCCGGCGAAGGCCTCAACCCAGTCAGGGCCGTGCCCGGTATCTACGCTCTTGGCGAGCGCTCCAGTGTCTTGCAGGATCTTGTAGCTCGAACCGCGACGAGCCTTCTTGGTTGACTCGGCGAGATCTCTCCAGCCCGGTCCCTCCTGCTCGAACTTGTCGCTTACGGCAGCCTGCAGCACCTGCGCAATTTGCGGCATGACGCCGCCTAGACTGCGCCCATTCGCCTCTATCTGAAACAGGACGCTTGCAAGCTCGCTGTTATCGACGCGGATGTCCACGTCAGAACCCACCTCGATTAGGGCGAGCCTTCGACGGCGCCATCGAGAATGCCACCGGAACACGCGCAACACGCACGGCCTCCTTGGCTATTCGCGGCCCAGCAGTCTCACTCGCAGCGCTTTCCAGCTCACCGGACACCAGTAGCTTGAGCGACTCGATTCCCTGTTTTCGTAGGGTAACACGCGCACCGGTGTCACTTTCCCACTGCAGGCGCCCCATCATGCCCTCGGACATGGCGATATCTAGGATCGCGCCACGCACCGCGTCGTCCTCGGCGACCAGTACCTCGATTTGCTCACGCGTCCACGCCTTCAGCAACACGGTGTCAGCAAGTCGGCGACCAGAACGAAGCGAAGCCGTGAGACGCGGGCCCGGTGTGCCGGACCCGTCGTCGCAGAATACCTGTCGACACATCTCCGATCCGAACCTGTCCACTAGGTCCGAGTAGGTAATATCGACAGCACCGGCCATTAGTAGGCCCGTCCGCTCTTTTTGATGGCCTCGAGATCTTCCTTGCTAACCGGATGAACCTTCGTCCCTGCGCCGATCTTGCGCTGCACCTCGGCTAGCACGCTGGCCTCCGCGAGCACGTCGCCAGCGACCGCTCGAACGCTGCTCTTGGTGACGGCATTCGTGATGCGCCCCGACACCTTCAGCTGCACAGCCTTGGTGGGCTCCAAACCACTGACGTTTGCGCGTAGAGGCTTCACCTCGCGGAGGGCTGCGAGCTCGTCCTCGAGCGCTTTGACGAGCGCCAACGCCTTGCTGTTCTTGTCCTCCAAGTCTCGCAGCGCAGCTTCCAACGCCTCTACCGCCTGCGCCTTCAGCTCGGCCGCAATGGTGGCTTCGTTGGCTGCCCGCAGCATGGCTTCGAGCTCTTCAATTCGCGCGTCTTTCGGATCTTGCTTTGCCATTCTCTCTCCCTAAACAACAGCGCCAGGACGGCCGATGACGACCGACCTGGCTCTATCCAGCAACACGAAACAGTGACTATCAGGTGCCCGTGAGCACCGACTTGAGCAACCCGCCAATGCGGCTGGTGGTCGCTCCGTCCGCGCTAGTTCCCGGGGTCACGTCAGCGTCGGAGTATCCTGCCTCGATCATCGTTCCGCCGTTGAGTCCGCGCCCGTATGGCACGTATTCGTTGACGGTGTACCCGGTTCCGTTTCGCCCCGCGTAGCGGAACGTTAGGAACGACGCGAGCGTGTTCCCGCCGCTCAAGACGCTTGGCGCGTTGAACAGCACCACGTCGTCAGCCAAGATCGAAACCATGGACCCTCCGACCCACTTCTTCGCGTCGACGACGTAGAAGGGAGGAAGCCCAGGCAAACGGAACGTCTGCACGCCAGGGATGCCGGAATCAACAACGATCCCACTCTTCTGCGCGCCGGTGCCGAGGTTGAAGTCGGCGTATGCGCGCACCTCGGTATCAGCCAGGAAGTACCCGGAAACCTCGAGGTTCATGAGGATGCCGGTGACAGGGCCCCAGCTCTGCAGCATGAGCTCGCGCATATCTCGAAGCGGGTTCTTTGCCGTTCCGGTATTCCACCGACCAGTGGTCGTTATGACGTCGTAGTTGTTGGCATTCCACGTCGACACGCTCGTTGCCGTGTCGATTCTCCGGATCTCGCGGTTCAGCGTGAGCTTGTCGGAGATCATCTCAAGATGCGCAGCCCGTACGTTGTAGGCCGCTTCGCGGTCCGTTTCGTAGGGAATGAACGCTGCAAGCGCATGCTCTTCGCACTTCGCTTCAACCGTCGCGCTCGCGTGCTCGATCTGGTTGATTGCGCCACTGCGGCCAACACGATCCTCGACTGGCGCGAACGCGTTGGTGTGCGAGTGGTCACGTCGCTTGAACTGCACGGTATCAGTTCGAACGATTGGCGACAGGATGTCCGCAGCGTATCCGCCCTGCTTGTATCCTCCGAGATAGTTCTCGAGTTCAACGGACTGCGAAACGTCGACAGGGGAGACCGCGAGCATCACCTTCTCGCCAGCATTTGCCGTGCCGATACTCTGGGCGAGCGTGAATTGCTTCTCAATAACGTTGTGTGGCACCACCCCGGTAACCGGAACAATGTTGCCACTGGCATCAATAGTAAAAGACATGGTTTGGTTCTCTCGAAATGTCCTAGTGGGTTCGCTGTGTTGGGTTACGGGGTTGGGTCAACTACGAGCGGTGAGGCCGTCATGTAGAACACGCGCACGGTCACGTTTCCGGCAGTGCACGATGCGAGCGTCCCGGTGTTCGTTGTGATGTTCACAAGAATCTCACGGTCCGCAGTTGTCGCCTTCGACACCGCGGCTTGCTGCGGAGTCGTGACGGTTCCACCGGTGCCGACGTTGAGGTTCGCTGCGATGTACTCGGCAGAGCCTGTGTAGCCGACGTCGAGAGCGAAGGTCTGCGCGCCCTTCGCAATCAGCTCGGTCGGCACAACCTGATATCCGACAATCCACGAAGAGTTGGGGATGGTGCCGAGAACGAAGTCCTGCGACGTGTCCGCGTCGGTCAGATCTGCGGCGGCAATCGTCATCTCGAGGCACTGTAGGCCGCCAGAAGCGGAAACGGCGCCGATTGACAGCTCGAGTGAAACCTGCTGATTAGCGCCAGTTGCGGCCGTCTGCGCCTTGCCCCAAATCGATTGGTTGCGCGAAGTCGCCGGAATTGCGCGCCCCTGCGAATCGGACGTTATGTCGTCTCCGATGGCGATTGCCGCTCCAGAAATCACCATTGCTTGACCGCCGATCTGGCGGTCTCGCGTGATTGCCCCTGAGGTGGTTCCCTCGATCAGTTCGGACGAAACGCCTGCTGGCTTGTCTGCAGACGAAGTAGCGAGAGCGATCGCTTGGTAGGCCGTCGTCGACATCTTCAGTAGTCGCCCGCGCGGAATGTCGGCGGAGCCTGTATTTCGTCCTGGACGAAAACACGAAGGCTGCTCGATCGTTGGTACAGTTGCAAAAGTCATTGTCTGTCAATCCTCGTGTGATTGGTTACGGGCGACGGTTAGAGCTTGAAGTCTCCGGGAAGCTTTCCGGCGAGAACGGTGCGTGTGAACTCACCGGCGCGGCGATGCTGCTCGGCGAGCGGCAAATCCTTGTGTCCCGCCTTGCGCGCGCAAAGCAGGTTATTGGCCTTGTCGTAGGCGTTGTTTCCAGCTGACGCGTTGATTGCATCAACGATCTTCTTCACCTCGGCGTCATCAACCGGGTCGACTCCGCCTTGGCTCGCGCTCTGCGTGATGGGGACAGTGCCGTAGCCGGTTACTGCCCCGCCTAGCTGCACGCCGTTTGGTCCGGCAACGACTCGCCTGGAAAGAAGCGCCTTATGCTCTTCTGGTAGCGGGTAGTCGGAACGGAACTTGTCGAGCTTCGCAGCGTCAATGGTTCCGTTCTCGGTGATGCACGACCGGCGCGCAGCGAGGATAACGGGGCGAATGAGCTTCGCAAAGTCTGCGTCACCTCGTGCTCGAGAAGCGGTTACGGCTTCGGCTTCTTGCTCTGCCTCTTGCTCCGCGTTGCTCTTCAGCGCATTGCGCACCTCAGCAAGCGCAGCGACGGCGGGCTCAAGCGCCTTGGCGTCGGAGATGGTCTTGGTGGCCTTGGCAATCAGCGACTCGGTGTCACTGGAGCCAAAGAGAGCCTTCAGCTGGTCCAGTGCGCCGACCGCGGTTTGCGCCTCGGTCGCCTTTTCCGCGTTCTTCGCGGCTTCCTTGGCGGCCTGCATAATTGCGGGCTCAGCTGCCTGGCAGCAGAGGATTGCAGATAGAGCTTGAATCAGTGCAGCACTCATTGAGGTCTCCGTGTCCGGGGGAGGTATCAGGGCAGTAGAGCCCGCAGCGTCAGTAAGGAGCGCATTCAGAGCGGCTACTGCCCCACCCAGGATTTCCTCGGGCGTAGCGAGCAACGGCAGTCGCATCAGTCGTCGCACGCGGTCGAGGAGGTAGGAGATGTCGACGTAATCCGGAACGGTTCCAGCTCCGACGGCTGCGAGCAGCTCTTCTAGCGACACGACGACGGTCGCAGCGCTTGCGTCCTGCGGCATCTCAAGAATTCCCCTGATTGCGACGAGCACCTCGAGATTCGATTCCGCCGGGCCCCACTGCTCGAGTGTTGCAGTGAGTGGCGTCATCCCCTGGATGAACGGGTCGTTCGTTAGCGCGATCGACGTCAGCGTCGGGCCTTGGTCCTCGCCGCTGACAGGGTTGATGTATTTCGGAGCAACGCAAACCGAGCAGAATTGGTAGTCGCCTTTGGTGATCTGCTCCTTCGCGGTTGGCAGCCACTCAGTAAGCGCCCAGAGCTGCGACTTGCCGTCCTCACCGACGCGAACATCTAGGTCGTATGTCCACGAGGCAGAAGGCAGTCCCTCATCGGGGATATCGCCTTTCTCTCGACGGATCTCGTTGGCGTGCTCGTAGTCCCAGGGGATCACGCGCACACAACCGAACCCGTCTGCTCCTGCCTTGTACGACGGGTGCTTTCGCAGGTTGTTCACTAGCGTCTGGAACACCTGCTTGGTCCAGTCGATCCGCGGGAACTTCGGGTGCCCGAGGTACGTGCCCTCGGTGCAAACATGCTGCCACTTCGGCCCGTTGTCGCTCGTCTCAGGCGCGGCCAGGAGAACCAGCCCGCCAATTGCGCTTGGCGCGTATCGAGAGCGAGCTAGTCGCCTTGCAGTTGCTGCCATGCCGCAAGCGTGCTGACGGAATCAGCGCGCTGCGGCCCCACCCAGGCTAGACCTTCAGCGCGTCGTTCGTGAGCTTATCGGCGAGCTCCTGCGCCGCACGCTTTGCCCGCGCCTCGCGAATGTGCTCCGGCATGTGCAGTAGCCTGCCGTCTTCGTCGAACACGAGGTATTGCTCGTCGGGAGGGTCTCCTAGATCTGCGAGCATTGCATTCGCTAGAGCGTCTTCGCCACGTTGCTTGGGCTGCGTCAAATTCCTAACCTCTCCTTGAGTATAGCACGACTCTGTGAGCCTTCGGTTAGGTCGAGCTCTAACTCAATAAGCGAACCACCAGCATTGCCGCGGTTCAGCAGGAATTCCTTGCCGATCTTGCGGCCGCCAATCTTCGTCATGGCAAGGTCGTGGACCGTGTGCACGTCGGCCATCAACACGATCGCAGCGCTCTCTGTGACCCCAGCGGCATTCGCGTACTCGATGAATTGGTACTTCAGCACACCCAAGAACGAAGGGCTTCGCAGCTGATAACCGATGCTTGGCCAGTAGTATTGGCCAACCCACGCGGCCTCTGTTTCGACTCGATGCACGCCTGCCTTGAGGTACTCGCGGAGCTGTGCGGCGAACATATTGGAGCCGAACTTGCTATTCTGCAGACGCTCAGGCAGCCAAAGCAGGTGATGGTGGACCGTCTTCTCTCCACCTTCGACCTTGTACGAACGCTCGATATTTGCTGCGACACCAAGCGCATCATCGACCGTCGCGCTCACAAACAATTCGTTGCGATTCGACGCAACTCGGTAGCTGATCTTTGCGCCAGGCAAAAGGCCTTCCGCTCCGATGAGTTCGCGGGTTTTCTGCGGCGTGATGGGCGCACCAAAGAACGCCTTTGCGTGCTCTTGTGCCTTGTCGAAGCCCTCGACATGAATCCCTGCTTCCTTGAACGCCTCTACAGAATGAGGCTCGGTGCTCCGCAGCGGCGAGTGCGCAGCGACAGGCATCGGATCTGGCCTTGGCGGCAATTCGAGCCGTGGGAAGCGGTCCACGCTCGGAAAGCTCGGCGGCCTCGTTCTGTCAATCTCATGTGCCGGCGTAGGAGCGGATGGTTCACGCGTTCCTTCGGGAACAATCTGCGGATTGGGGACCAGCGACGCGTCGATTCCTGAGGCAAAACCCTTGTCTGGCAAACCAACAGGAACACGCGTTGGACCACCGCGCGCGTCCACCCAGCGCTTAGATCGCGAGACCACACGGCAACGGCAGTTGAAGCCAAACGGCGGGTATGCCTTGCGCCAAAACGGATGGTCCGCAGAGAGGATCGTGCCTTGCGCGTCGCGATGCGTCTTACGCTGGCGCGAGTCGTTGACGCCTACGATTTGCCAGTAGGGTCGCGCCGCGAGCGCCGCCGGCTGCGTTCTCTCGACGATGCCACCGCTCGAATAGGCCGCCATCACGTTGGTGCGCAGCACCGTCTCAACGTGGCTCTTGCTAGCGGGCACCCATCCCGCCTTCTCGAGTCGTTCCCTGACGAACTTGTCGAACTGCCGAAGGTCAGGACCCTTGTAGACCCAGCGCTGCGAAGCCTCGTCGAAGTAGGTCTTTTCGCGAGAGTCTCGCAGCTGCCGCGCTAGCTCGTCGTGAGCGTCAGATAGCAGCTCCTCCGAGGCGAGCCCTGCGATGGTGAATGCCTTCTGCTTCGCGGCATCCGTTAGCTGGTCGAAGAGGGGACGCGGAAGAATCTGGCGCTCCTCGAACAACCGAATAGCGTCAGCGAACGGCACACCCGTCAGCGACTTCGCTTCTCGCCTTTGGAGCAGTCGCGTGAACTGCGCAAGCGGATCGTCTTCGTCCTCTTCGCGCTCGACCAGTGAGTCTGTTGCGCCGAGCATTGCGCCGCGAATCAGGGCTTCGCCCAGCGCGTCAGCGACATCTGCTAGGTCAAACGATTCTGCCGCTCTGTCAATCGCTCGCTCAATCTCGTGAGCTGACTCAAGCCCAGCGCACGCCGACGCAACGGAGTCCACCCACTTCGCGATCTTCTTCGCTGCAACCTCGGAGGCTTCCGCAATAATCTCGTCCGGTGAACCGTGACCAGTTGCGTCGTATTGCTGCGCGCAACAGATGTGCTCTCCGTGCTCCTCGATAGCGCTCAGCGCCCCGAGAAATACGCTCTGCTCAGCCGCGACAGCCGCAAGGAACGCCGCGTGGCTTGGGCTAAAGGGACGCTCGGATCCAGTCCCTCTGCCCCCTCTGTCCCTTCGCCTGGAACCACTGAAGGGCTAAGCGTTGACGCGCCAGGAACTCCGGGGATGCCGCTGCTCGACGTCTCTTGCGTGAGCACCTCGTCGCCCTCCTCGGGCTTCTCAAATCCTGCACGCCTGTAGACCTCCTCGACCTTCAGCGGCAATCCAAACGAGAAGACCTTGGCAACCCTGTCGATCTCGGTTGTCTGGTCCGGAGCCGTTTCGTAGTTGAGCTCGATCGTCGGCGCGTTTATCGCCTCGTCTTCGCCGTGGTTCACGACGACGATATCGCGAGCGATGTGCCACGACAGGCAATCGGACAGGCTCCAGCCGTCCGCCGCAATCATCAGCGTCTCGCCGTCTTGATGCACGAGCGATTGCTGCCCGCCTAAGCCGTCTGGCTTTGCGTCGACAGTACGAGTGCTACCAAGCACGAGTTTGCTGATTTGGTCGTCGCACTTGTCCGAGGTCTTGTCGTGCGCGTCAACCGACTTTGGATCTGCGTTGGCGAGGTTGAGCTTCACTCCGGGAGCGAACGCAGCAGATGAGCTTGCGCCCAACTGGTCCGCACGCTCCTGCATGTCGTCGAGCTGCTCGTCGTTCGTATACGGCGTGCCCGGCGCCATCTCGAGGATGCGCCACGGGTTACCAAAGACCTCAATGAGGATCATGCGCTGGCGCCACGAAAGGCGCTTGAAGAACGCGTAGTAGAGAGCACGTGGACCGAAGCCCTCGCGCTCCGGGAACTCGTCAAACAGCTGCGGCTTGAACGTGACGAACTTGTGGGGGATCGACTCGATATCAAGACCGCGCGCCTCGAATCCTCCGCCTCCCCAGCTGTCGTCACGAACACGCAGTTCGCGCTCTGGCCCGAAGGAGAGCCGGCGAGCATGAACCCAGTTCAGCTCGTCGATGAAGTATCCGGCGGCGCTCTGCTTCCAGACCTTCTCTAACGCGGCCCGCCCGTTGCAGTGCGCCCAGTCGAGTCGCGTAATCTGCTGCCGGAAGTTTTTGATCCTCGTCAGCTGGTTACGCACCTCGTCGGCGTACTGACTCGCACGCACCGTATCTACGCCTTGCCCGCTCGCGGCGACGACCTTCGGCTTCACTGACGCGAGCGCTCGAAAGCGCTTCTGTGTGACCGTGGCGAAGTGCGGGTCGATGTTCAGCGTCTCTTTGATGAGATCTGACAGGTCTCGCATGTAGCCTTGCTCGGCCATGCGAATCGCGCTCTCGATGGTTTCAACCTCGATGCGAGAACCGAAGTATTTGCGAACCTTGTCGGCCTCTGTTCTCGCCTGCGAGCCAAAGATGTTCTCTGTCAGCTCGCGCGTAGATATCCACTGCGAACCGTCCGACGCCTGGCGAATGTTGACCGGGATGCGCACTGCCCCGGACTATTGGAGCTCTCCACTACGTCACGCGGCCCCACCCAGGAGTCTGCGCACCCTCGCCCCGAGCGTTGGTTTGCGCTGGAGCCAGTCAATAACCACCTGCGCAGAGCGGTCAGCCTCCGCCTTGCGCCGGGTAGCCTCCTGAGAGTGAGCTGCGATTTGCTCGCCCAGTCTATTAGCCAGCATCTCCAGCGTCTCCGCCGCTGCCTCAGTGCAGCTGCAGTCCAGGTGCAAGCGCCATATTCTCCAGGGCGCGAACGCCCACCACCAGCGGCGAGCTCCGCGCTGCTCAGCGAGCGCATTGCGCCAGGTCTCTGCCTGTGCGCGCAGGTTATCGGACACCTGAACGATCCCTTGAACGAACCCGCTGGCAACGCCAGCTGAGTCGGCGGTTGTTATTGCGGTAACAATCAGACTCTTGTCAGGCACACCCATGTCAAAAACCTCCCGTTCCACCGGATAGAGCACGCCGTCCTCTTGGTGGAGGAAGGCCGCAAAATGCAGCGCCAGAAAACAGCTCGTCATAAAGAGCTGTAACGCCATCAACCGCGTCATCGTGCGCGTCGCTAACGCCCGTGAACACTTCGAACTCTTGCCGCAACTCCTCAACCCAAGACCCGTAGTAGACAGAGCCTTCAGCCGGCAAGAGCACGCGCCCCTGATTCCAGGCCTTGCGCATCTCGGTGGAGCGCACAACCTTGTCAGCCGTAGCAGCTATCGCGTTCAACCAAGGGATCTCGCGGGCAAAAAACTGCGTTACTCCCTTTTCTCCGCCGCCTCCGAAATAGAAGCGCACAGGCGCCCTGACGTTCCGCTGCTCCTCGGCTACGTAGTCCAAGAACTCGGTAACATCCACGCGCTTGCGCTTGCCTCGGATGACGTAGAGCGTGTCGCCATACTTGCGCCCGTAATAGAGAGTCGACCAGTCCGATGCGGTCGTCTTCGAATAGGCCAAGTCGGTTCCGTATGCAGCGGTGAACCCAAGCCGTTGCTCGGGGAGCTCGGTGAAGTAGTGCGGTTCACCGAATAGCCTGTCGCCTTGAGATCTTGGGCGCCCTTGGTACTGAGCCTCAAACGGGATCGGGTCAGCCTGCTTCTGCTGTTCGAGGAACACCATCGGGCGCTTCTCTGGCCAGAGAGGATCTCCAATTTTGCGCCCGGTCCCGTCCTCCTCAGACTCGCAGATGGCCTGAATGTTCAGGTATGGCGTGCCCATGCGAGAGCACATCCTCGCTGTCAGGTCGTCATCGTGCCAACGCGTGGCCATTTCGATTAGCCAGGAGCCAGGGTGCATACGGCGCAGCGCAACCTGCACGAGCCAGTCCCACTTGTTTTGCCGCTCTACCGCTGATCTCGCCTCCGCAAAGTCCTTGAACGGATCGTCGACAATCATCATGCCGGAAACCGGATAGCTCGTTAGCGACCCGCCTATCGACGTCCAGCGAATACGACTACGTGTCTCCGGGACCCACCAGTCAGTGCGAGTCCCTTCGACGACGATACCGACAGCCTCGGCAATGCGCCTGGTCTCCCGCTCTATTCTGTCCGTCACGTCCTGCGAGTAGGTTGCGTAGGCGTGAGTCAGTCCGTGGCAAACCTTGATTGCCTTCAGTAGCCCGCACTCTGTCGTGGTGGTCTTGCCGTGCTGCGGCGGAGCGGCCAACGCGATCGCCTTGTACTCCTTCGCTGCAGCTCGGTCCGCCTCGTTCATGGCGGAATCAAGCACTTCTCCGTACTGAGCAAGATGACGCGGAGGCTTCAGCCCCGGGTCGAGATACGGGGCGAGCTCTACCGTTGGCAGAGTCCAATCAATCTCAGCTGGCGCGCCTGATAGGTGTGACGTTGGTTGCGGCAGGTACCTGTCCAGTCGTCGTTCCACCTGCGCCAGTCTGTCCAGAAATTCGAGCATCGATCATCCTGTAGGTTCCGTCGGTCTCCGCAATCATCTTCAGTGCCCCGGCTATCGCGTGGATAACCTCCGGGTCGCTTGGGCTCGCCTCCTTGGCTGCCCGGGTGAGGAAGCCTAGGCACGCCGCAATCGCGTCCGGGATCTGTGACGCCCACCCCTTGTCCAGAGCGGACTTATTTTCCGCGACACTGCGCGACAGCTCGGCGTCATCACCCTCGCGCAGCGACTTGCGCCACCTCTGCAAAGTCCTCGGTGTTATCCCGTGCTTTTTGCACAGTGTCGCGTCATCCGTAGCGACACCTTCGAGAAGGATCTTGGCTCGCCTGTCCTTGCGGCTCTTTGGTCGTTTCTTCTTCGCCACGCTCTTCACAGTGCCCCCACAGCCATGAGCAGCAGTGCCCCCGGCTTGCATTCGCCGCGGCGTTTCGCGGTCTTGAGGCTGTTGTCACAGGCCTTGCACCGGGATTGGAACCCGGTCGACTTGGTTGAGTCGCGTCGGAAGTGCTCGGCATCAAGTGGCTTCACCTCTCTGCAGCACCAGCATCGATATTCGCCCGGGCTTACGCTGGCGGTTGGCTGGAACTTGCCGCAGTCGTTTTTCGGTCGCTGTGCACGCATCGCTAGAAGCGCTAGCGCGTAGGACGACAGTTCCTTGTCCAGCGAGTAGACAAGCGGATTGCAGGTAGGGCAGGGGGGAGATCTGTGTTTTCTGTGTTCCACGTAGTAGCCGTGTCCACAGCGAATTAGTGTTGCTGTTACCTGGGTGGGGCTATGCAGGTGCGCGGCCACGGGCAATTCTCCGTTCCACGCGCGCTCGGCGTATCTGGTCTCGGGAGATGGCAGTCTTCCGGGACCTTCTGCTTTTGTGCCTCTATGGGGCCTTCTCTAGGTCTCGCCGATTGAACACGCCTCGTCTCTTCTCGCCGTCCTCGATCCACGTGCACCACACGTAGTCGCCTGACACTGACTCGACCTCGACCGCCTTGTCTCGGCCCTTCGCGTAAACGGATTGTCCTGGCTTTGGTCGTCTCATTGCGCTCCTTTCGCTTCTTGGGGCTGCTGCGTTTGCATTGGTCTCCAGCCTGAGCCGTTGACCACGATCTTGCGGCCTCCGCGGCAGTGGTGCTCGCACCAGCTCGACCAGATCGTCGTGGGTGACGGCCGGTGGTCGCAGTTGTCACAGGTGTGTGTGTACGACAGCGGGGCGCGACTTCTCTCGACTGCCGACGCCTTCAGTCCGATTGACACTGCTAGCGCAAGCGCGCGCTCTCGGACCATCGGGAACCGTTCCGCCGTTGCGGATTGGAGCCTGAGGCCTGACTGGCACTCGCACGACATGACGAGCGGGCCAGGGGTAAGGCACTCGCGAACGCCTCCTCCTCCGCAGTGAGAGCAGGGGTTGCCGTCATCCGGAATGACAGTGGGCTCTTCGTATACGTCTACCACTGTCCGAGGCCTTGCTGAGTCATTCGCGGCCTGCTCGCTTGCACGGCTCCGATGCACTCGTCTAGGTCGTTCAGGCTTCGCCGCTGCTCCTGCTC